ATTAACAACTTGCAACACACTACCAGCAGGAAAGTCTGATTGGTTTCCTGTAGTTAATACTGTACCAGCAGCATCAGGAAGATTAAATGTTCTGTCAGTGTTGCTGTTCGGTGCAGCAATGGTAAAGTTACCAGTACCACTAGCGTTGCCCTGTATGACAACTCTACTCATTACATATTCTCCACAATGTTGCGTAGTTCTACTTCATTAATTGCATCGTTGATGTCTAACTGAACCGCATCGTACTTAGCTCTGATATCAACTCTAGCAGCCTCAGCAGCATCAGCGTCTGCACCAGGAATCTGTTTCATAATAACTTCATCATGTGGTGCAAACTCTTCAGCACGTTTAGCTCTACGCATCTCATGAGCAATGTCTTTAGCTTTAGTCATGTTTGTTACAATAGGCATTATGCGTACTCCCATGCGTTTCTAAAAGTTCTATCACCTGGAATATCTGTGACATCCACAATCTGATACTCCTTACCAGCAGGTACATCCTTAGCTGCAATCTGCTCAATAGTTAAACCTGAATTAGGAGCAGGTACTATGACTGCAACTCCTCCGTCATCTGTGGGATATATAATTCTTTTATCCATTATTTCCTCTTATCTGTGAATTGCTACAAAAACATAAGGTTGATCTTCTACACCACTAGCTGAATAATAATTAATACCTGTTTGCACACGAACTGCTGTAGTGCTAGGAACGTCAGGATTAGATAGAATTTGACCTGTTCTGTTAATAGAAGAAACAGCAGTGTTAGCAGAAGCAATAGATATAATTGCAGAATAATTTGCATTAGACAGTGCATTTGTAAAAGTCACTGTGTAATTTCCTGTGCTATTGTCTGTAATGCTACTTACATTAAACGAATCTCTAATAGCAACTGTTCCAGTACCGTTAAAGTTAACCCAAGCCTTTGCAGAACCATTAATGACATTAGTGACATCAGTAGACTCTGTACCGTCTCTGCTTGCTATTGTGTCTAGTTTAAGTGTACTCATTTGGTTTACCTAAAGACTGCTACGCATAAAACATCTTGATCTACTTCTGCCGCATTTGTAGCTTGAGATAACGTTCTGATTGACGTTGTAGTCATATAATTTGCGTGATTAGTATCAGTAGTTCCGTATATTCCATAAACTCTACTTGAAGAAGTAGCGCCAGTAGTTGGCCCTGAAGTTAATGAAACAGAATAATCATTATCAGAAAAAGCATTAGTAAAAGTTATTGTGTAATCACCAGTACCATTGTCTGTAATACTTGACACATTTCCACTTGCATTAATTGAAGCAGTAGTGCCGTCAAAGTTCACCCAAGCCTTACATGTATAGACTTCTACGTTATTGGTGTCCTTGATTGTGTCTACTTTGATTGTACTCATGGCTTTGGATGCTCCGTCTTGACAGCCTCAATAGCGTCTTTCCAAGTAGTTGTACCGTTAACACTATCCCAATACTGCATATCTAACTGCTCTTGGATTGATGGATAAGATGCTCGTCTGTCTCGTGCGTATTGATCTGGACTAACCCAAGCATTAACTGCATCAACATCAATAGTTACTTCATTGCCACTAGCATCGTATGGAGTATCAACAATGATACGTTTAACATTAGGATATAGAGCGTAAATAGCTTCGTGATTCATGCGGCAATCTCCATAACTATAAACGTTGAGAATGTTCTTTCAGAAGTAGAAGCATCTGAATCAGTCACTACTCTGTTTGTGTACAAAGTACAATTAATGTATGAAGAATTAAAATAAACTTTATACGTTATTTGTGATGTTGTAGAAGGGGCATCCAAATAAGTTATAAAAGCAGTATCCATTGTGTTAGAAGCTTGTAAATCATAAGTAGCAAGCGTTGGAGCAAGGAAAGATCCTCTATTGCCAACTCCACTTGGTCTTAATGCAGTTCCTGAACGGTCAAAATAAAAACCTGAATTATATGGAGCACTTGTAACACTAAGCTCTCCCGACCATTGTGCTTGCAATAAAAATAAACTACTAGAAGAAGATGGAGTAATGTCTATTGAAAGATTTGATAAAGCTACAGGCGCTGAAGTTGTAACTGCTTGAGAACCTATAGCTTCATCTCTAACGTGTTTAACTTGCAATACTCTGTTAGTTGTAACACCAGCAGTGTTGGCTATATTGTCAACCTTTAGTGTACTCATAAGATCACCCAGTTCCCACCAGACGCTACAGTGACTGTAACACCTGAACTAATAGTTATATCTCCGATACTTGCTGCGTTCTTTGTAGCAGCTACTGTGTGATCTGCATCAATAGTCTGGTCATTCTCAAAGAACGCTGAAGTGTTGTACACCCCAGGGGTTTGTATTCCCGTATCTCCATTTAAAATCATTGCCATTAGAGCACCACCCATCTTGAGCCACTTGGAATTGTCACGGACACGCCACTGTTAACTGTGAGTGGACCCGTACTCATCGCATTTGTACTAGTTGTTAATGTGTAACTTGTTGTGATGGTTTGACCGTTTTCATAAAACACTTGGTCACCACCACCTCCTGTCGCGCCCCCGCTACCACCTCCGATAGCTCCCCAAGCAGACCCGTCGTAACCTTCAAACGAAGTGTCGGTAGAGTTAAATCGGATATATCCGGCAGATGGAGCCGCATCACGTTCACCTGTAGTCCCCGTTGGTAGGACCGCAGCCCCCGTAGAACTTGTTTTACTGACAACTGTAGACGCATCCACAGTGACGTTGGCCCAGGTAGAGCCATCATAAATACGCACCCTGTTTGACGTTGTGTTGAAATACCAGTCACCTGCGGTGAGGGCATCCCCATCACGGTCAAGCGTAGGGTCAGAACTTTGTGCTCCTAGATACACATCCTCAAATTCATCGAGGGCCAACTCAGCCGCGGCTTGAGCGGTTTGTGCAGCAGTAGCTGAAGATGCCGCCGAGCTTGCACTAGTCGACGCATTAGTTGCTGAAGTTGATGCACTTGATGCACTGTTTGAAGCATCAGTTGCGGAGCTTGCAGCGTTAGTCTCAGACGTTGATGCGCTAGTCGCACTATTGGCGGCACTAGTTGCACTGTTGGACGCTGCGGTTGCTGAAGATGCCGCGTTGGTTTCTGAGGTTGCGGCATTAGTTGCACTTAACGCTGCCGCAGTTTCGGAACTAGCAACCGTAGACTCTGAAGCCGCTGCCGCAGTGGCAGAATTAGAAGCTGCGGTCGCTGAAGTTGCTGCTGCGGTTGCTGAGGTTGACGCACTAGTGGCTGAAGATGCCGCAGCTGTTGCTGAGTTACTAGCACTCGTAACCGCACTTGAATATGTACTTTCGACCCAAGTCTTTGTTGCCGCATCTTGGGCATTGACCGGATCCCCTACATTAATGATCCGACGGTTATCTGCATCATACTGCCCCGTAGCATCTTGAATAATAGCTTGCTCTAGCTCATCCGCAGATTCTTGAGACGTGTATAAATTATATAACGCTAAGAGGTCGAGATCGCTCTCAAGCAATGCCGACCCATCCGTAAAGTCAACTAGGGTGGACCCCCGAGGGGTTGTCCTCCTAATCTCAATCGTTGAGTCAGCCGCTGGTGCAGCGTCAAGCTGAACCGTACTGCTACTCAGGAACGAGAAGTCTACTGCTACCCCTTCGACCTTTACCGAAATATGATCTTCATCAATATACGGGAAGGAGAAAGCATAGTTAGTAGTGGACCCGTCACCTGTATAAAATATGTAACTATAAGCCACTTAGTGTTCTCCAAAAGAAAACCCCAGGGGTTTCCTGGGGGTTCATTTGATTAGTAAGATTTGAAGTTTTTAATAGGATCTTCTACCGCTTTTATGTCTTGTTGGACTTGTTTATTTATTAACTCTTGGTTCTCAGATAAGAGAATATCTAAGGCACTTTTCTGAAAGTCGTTAATAATGCTTCTTATTTCATCTACAACAAGTCCTTTTTCTTTGCGGGTTCCAGAAGGTAATCCACTTTTTAGAATTGGATATAAGATATCAGCCACATTGAATTCGGCATAGATTTCGTTATATCGATCATAAAGTGTTTGTTTACCATCCGATGTCATCACAGTCCTGAAATCCATATTTGGAATATCAGGATGTTTTACAACCGGACGAATAGTGAGATCCGCAGTTTTCGACAAGTCATCTAAAGCTGACAACACAAACAACGTTTCTTCAGACCTACCCTTAGCTCTATCTTCAATAGAATTTGTTGAAAAGAAATCGAGGATTGCCCCTGATGGATCGAGCATTGTAGATGTTGGTGTGCTTTGTCTGCGATTACCTAACACATCGTAAGAATATGATGTCTTAATTTCATGCCCATCAATATTTAATGCTGATTGTATAGGTTGTATGAAAGTTGTCTCTAATAGCTGATAAAAGTTTTTAGGATCTCGCATGTACGGATCATTTTCTCTAGCTACTTTCCTAATCGTGTTAGGAACTGCAAGATTCATTTTATCTCGAAGCAATCTTAAGATAGCATCATCACTACTTTCAGGATCCATTAAGATTGATCCAAACTGAGTTAATTGATTAATACCTTCAAACAAACCTGCATCTTTAACCGCTCTCGCTAGAGCAACCATAGCTACAGAAATGTTGTTAGCGTATTTCTCATACTCAGCATCATCAATAAATTCCCCTTGTGCTCTTCTAAGGTCTAGCATTTTCATGCCATCAAAAGCGTTGCTCAAGATCTTAAATGGTGTTGCGACAGGATCGAAATTTCGATACGACCACGTTGAGCCATCATCAAACTTAATTGTATATGGCTGTGGTTTATCAGTATCTCTCCGGTTTTTAATTTGATCGTAGTTAGAGTATTCACCTCCACTAGTTAATTCACCGTTAGAATATTTTACAAAGAAATATCCAGCTAACGCTTGAGACATTAACGCCTCACCTCTAGCTCTGGTTTGTCTTTGCAATCCGTTTTTACCGCTAAGATCGTCTAAAAACTTTGGTGCTAAAAGCTGTATACCTGGCGTTAATCGAAATCCTTCTTCAAACACTCGAATTGGTGTTCGTAAAAACAATTGGCCAGTAGCAATCTTAAACCAACCATTTTCTTTAAAGAATGTATTAACACCTTTCGCCGCTGTAGATGCAGCACCTTCTCCGGTAAAGTCTCTCTTGTAAAGCACATCTCTAACAAAGTTTAAGGCTTCTTCATCCTGACCACGGCGAAATAGACTTGCATCTTTTTTATAACCTAATTTAGTCAGAATACCTTTATCAGCCGCTAACTGTGTTTCTACCCAGTTAAACAGCTTGTCACCCGTATATCCTTTATTTAAACCTTTGGATATTATTGGGTTGATTAAGTCATCTCCGGTAGTTCCGGCAAATGACTTTTCCATTGCTTCTTCTGTTGCTTTACGGACAAAGCTATCAAACTCTTTACCTTTAAGTCCTTTTTCAGAGGCCTCAATTGCAGCTTTACCTGCGGCACGTCCTGACACAAATGACGCATAATTAATCTGCGACATGAACTCATCGGTTGAGTTAAGTAGTCTAGGGAATAATCGTAAGGCTCCACCAAACGTACCTTGCCATGCAGACCCACCTTCCAAGATACGATTACTATCTCTAGTAAGTAAGGCTTGCTCATACTTAAATGCTTCTAATGATGCCTTTAATGCAAACTTAGCATTAAGGCCCATAGCCTTATATGCAGCATATGCTTCAACTCTAGTTGCTTTGTTAAGTGGATTATTTAACAACGCTTTCATACCTGGAATAAGTAGAGTTTTAGTTCCAGATGGGATGGTATTCATAATTAATGTTTTGAAACTGAACACATTTGATATCGCCGCTTCCGTGGCTTTAGCAATAATCCCTGATTTTTCTGGAGCTAATTTCTTCTCAATGTTTTCGACAAGTCTGTTTCGTTGTGCCGTTAACTTAGCTGCCTCATCAAATTTACCTGCTTTAATCGCTTGGTTGATCATTGGGTTATATTGTTTATTAATCCCAATAACCTGACTGTTGTTGATTAACTTATCGGCTTGCTTAAGATAGATTGCCCTAGCTTCATCAATAGTTACCCCAGTCTCATCTGCAATTTGTTTTGGAGTTTTGATGCCTCCATCACTGTTAAGAAGACGTTCTTGACGCAATCTCATAGAATAGCCTGGCTGACCACCAATTGCTTCATCAGCCTTTGTCAGCATAATGATGCGGTCATCTAGCTCTTCAAGC